GCTCAATCAAGAAGAAATGGACGAACTAATAGAATCGTCGCGTGAACATAGAGCCAAGCTAAATGAGGCTCGCATGATGATGCAACAAGCTCAGCAATCCATGCAGATGATGAATGGTGGCGATTATGGTATGCAGCCTCAAGAAATGCCTATGCCAGTTGAACCTATGCAAGAAGAAGCAGAAATTGAAGATGATATAATGGCTCTTTATATGAATGGCGAACTTGTGAGAATCGAAGATGAGCGACCATCCACGAAATCAGTATTCATTCACAAGAAAATGGCCGGACATTACATATTGGAAGAATCTGAATTTCCCGCAGAAGATTGCCCCGTTATATTTGTTGACCAAAATTCTACCTATGACAAAGAGGGAAAGCAGATTTGTCGTAGCTTTATTACTGACGCTGTCGACGCTCAACGCTTCCTCAATTATCTTGGAACTCAAATTGCCTATCTCTTAAAGATTAGTCGTTATGACCAGTTTATAGGGAGCAAAGAGAATGCGAGAAGCCCTCAAACACAAAAGATATGGACGAATCCCGCGGCTGTCCAAGGTCTTTTAATGTATGACGAATCACCCAATGGCAATAAGCCTGAACAGCTTAGACCGCCCGAATTGCCCGTCAGCCTAGTCAATCAATATGAGCGAGCCATTGAAGATATGTATACTTCTACGGGTATGTACCCATCAAGATTAGGACAACAAGGTAATGAAGTTTCTGGAGCTGCTATTGATGCTCGTACCCGTCAGGGTTCTTATCCCACTTATGTTGCTTTCAATTCTATTAATCGCGCTATTACAGCTGGCGGTAGAATTGTTAACCAAATGATTCCTAGGGTTTATGATACCCAGCGAGTATTATCATTAATGATGCCTGACGAAGGTCAGAAGAATATTACAGTGAATGAACAGCAAGATGAATATGGCGAAAATATTAAGAACGATATCCGCAAAGGAAGCTTCGAGGTTCGTTTGCAGGCTGGTCCGAGCTATGAAGGACAAAAAGCTGAGGCATTACAATCGCTTAATCTTGCGCTTCAAGGTAATCCACAAATTTTCAATCTTGTCGCAGACCTTTACGCAGAAAACCTACCTCTTACAAATACTCTTGAAATTAGGAATAGATTCAAAACTTTGGTGCCCCCTGAAATTATTGAAGCTGGCAAAAGTGGAAAGATGCCTCAACAGGCGCAAACTCCTAATGCTCAAGACCAGGCAGCCATGGCCGAAGCTCAATATAAGATGCAAAAGATCGAACTTGAGAAAGCTAAACTCGAAATGGAAATGCAGGAATCACAATCCAAGGCTGAGTTAGAACAACAAGAAATGAAGCTCAAGTACTTGCAAGCTGCCTCTTCACTCGAAGAAGCCAAGCTAAGATATATGTCAGAGACAGATAGAACGCATAGTGATAATGCCATAAGTCATGCAGATAATATAACAAAAATAATGATAGCAAAACAAAGGGAAGGTACAAAATGGAAGTCAGTCCGAACGTAGATGAAATGTTACTCGAAGCAATGGCCGGTCAAAAGCTTGACCCATCGCCTGAAAAGCCACTGGAAGAAGTTTCACGTGAAACAAATGGTCAGGAATCAGCCCAATTAACTGAGGACGTTGGCTCTAAAACAGAGCATTTGGAAGAGAAGGAGCCAGTTAAGGCAGCCCCAAAGCCAGAAAAGCCAAAGACTGAGACTAATGAATACGGCGACAAAGCCGAAAATGGATTAGAGAAAGCTGATAGTCTAGATTCGACTAATGAATATGGACTGCAAACTGAAGCACCTAAGACCTATACAAAGGCTGAGATGGATGAGTACGCCAATAGGCTCATGCGTGAGCGTGTGGCAAGGTTTGAACGTAACCAGCAACAAGCTCAGCCCACGCAGCAACAGCAACAGGCGGCGGCTCAGCAAGGCTTTCAGTACGATGAAAACTCAAACCAGGACTGGCAGCAGCAGCTAGAACAATTCACGATGCAGGTCATCGAAAAGCGCGAACAGACTCAAGCGGCCAGATACCAGCAGGCAGTTGAACAAGAACAATTACAGGCTTTTGAAAGAAAGTTCAAGGAAGGTATGAGTAAATATAACGATTATCATGAAGTCGTTGGAAAGTTTGATATTAAAGACGATATGCTATTAGCAACTAAAGGAATCAAAGATCCTGCCGCTTTGTTTCGCGCTGCTGCGCTTAGAGCTCCTGATGAGTTGGCGGCAATTTCTAAAATGGAAACCAAAGAGGAAAGAGCTTTTGCAATGGGCCAACTGGATGCAAAACTAAAGAAACAATCAGTGAAAGTAAGCAGTGCGCCTAAACCTATTCAGCCCACAAAGGCCGACACCACGAACGCTTATACGCCCAAGCAAGTGCAAAGCAATGAACTGGATGATTTATTAGTGCAAGACAAGAATAATAGATTGGCTCAATTGAGCGCAAGAAGGCGCTAAGCCTTCTTGTGATGTTCAAGGTATTTAATGGCGGCTTCAGTTGCTTGAAAGGATGGGCTTCTTGCTAAGCAAGAATTGCAGCTTAAGCATAAGAGGCCGCGCACTTTATGAGTTTCATGGCAATGATCAATGGCTAATCTCATTGGTTTGTCTCGCCCTTTTTTCATAGCTGTTTCAGGTTTTTTGCAAATAGCACAAACATTATTCTGTCTATCAAGTATTTCCATGTATTCTTTTTTACTTAATTTTTGTCCAGTAGCCTTTCCGCTATGGCCACCTATCAGATAATGCTTTTTTAATTCATTTCTATAACGATTCCCCACTTTTTCAGTAAACCTTTTCTCGCATTCGCCCAAGCATTGTAAGCAAGTAAGCCAATTTTTACCTTTGATTCTTTTCTTGGTTTGCTCTTCCTTTAAAGGTCCATGCTTTTTGCAAATTTTAACAATGCCTTCGGGAAGGGGTGGCTTTTGAGGTATGTCATAAGATTTATGTTTAGACCAGCGAGATCTATGCATCCCACATATTCTTCTGCCTTGGGCAATTTCACGCGGTTTATTGCATCCAACAACAATACAAACATCATATGGAAATTCGGGATATTCATTTGGCATAAAGCACTCCTTTAGTGTTTCCTTAAGATTTGAACAAGCCAGCTAGATAAGGTGTCTAGGTTTCGGATGCGCTTCCTAGGCTTGAATGCTGAATATAACATGGATAAGATGGTGGGGACGTGTATATAAGCCTTAGACCCCGTCATCTGAGCATGAACAGAAGCGTGTAATTTATTGTCTACCGCTGGACAAATGGGAATAGAGACTAATTTTTTAGTCCTTATATTTATTTGTTTAGAACAGGACAATACAAATGGCACTAAATACGTTCCAAGTGACACAATATGTTCTCAACGACGTGTTTATACGTTTTTGGAACAGCCTTTCCCATGCACGTTGCGCGAATCGCAATCTCGAAGGCGATTTTAAATCCCTCAAATATGCAACTGGTCAGACTATTAACTATCGCTTAGAAGAAAGATATCTAGGTGGCGAAGGCGCAACAGCTGTCGAAGAAGCTCGCGTTCAAGTAATTCGCCCTCTTACGATTGAAAAACAATTTCACGTGATGCTCGGCTACAATACTTTCGAATTGACGTTCGATCGCGCTCGTGATGAACCTTATCTCGAAATGTGCAATGCGCCTCGCGCTAAAACCCTTGGTAACAAAGTTGAACGTTTCATCGCTACTACTAAGCTGCAAAAGCAAAGTTATTTAGCAGTTGGTACACCTGGCACACCTATAGATCAAAGCACAATCTTCGATGCTGATGCTTACATGACTGAACTTGCAATCCCTGAAGACGGCAAGCGTTATTTCGGTATTTCCCCACGTACAGCGGCTTCATTGAACAATAGCTTGTTTAATGCATTCAATATGACTGTAAATACAGGGGCTCTCATCGATGGATTCATCGGACACTTATCAGGATACGATTTCTTCAAAACCAACTTTTATACTCGCCAAATTGCTGGTGCTGGTGAAGCGGGTGCAGGCGCCCCAGCTGGTTATCAACTCGCTGGTACGGTAACAAATGGCCCTATCACAGCCGGTAATACCATTGTAGTTACGGGATTAGTGATTAACCAAGCTACTCCTTTTAATCCTGGCGACATTATCACCATAGCGGCTGCATCTAATGTGTTTATGATCAATCCGCTGACATATGACCCATTATCACAAACAGCGCAATTTGTAGTACTAACAAGTACTGCATCTGATGGTGCAGGTAATGCAACAATCACTGTTAGTCCTACAATCATCACTGACCCAACCAGTGCTGAGCGCAATATCTCTGCTCCAATTCCAAATGGTGCGCAATTGTATATGGCTATGTCACATAATGTTTCTATTGCATTCCATACCCAAGGTATTGTGTTTGCAGCACCTCCAATTAAAGAATTGCGCGGTGGTGTAGAAGCTGTGACATCTTACTCAGACCTCTATAAGCTGGCCCTAACAGCTACTTTAGGTGCTGACATTCGCAATTACCAACAATTAGACCGCGTTGACGTTCTTTCAGGATGCACAATCAATCCTGAATTCATCCTACGTGTAATGTCTTAATTGTAACGATTCGCCTGTGCTGGTGCCTCAGATCAGCACAGGTGCTTTTTATTAAGGAGATTGCATGGTAGGCGAATGTGTAATTTATCAAGGTCGAAATGTCCCAAAAAAAGGCTTTAGGGTGTTTGTTTATGGGCAAAATGGTACCAAAAAACTTTCTAATTCTTGGGAAGAATACAACGCTGACATTGGCACAGGCATATGGTTTTCATTAAAGGAAAATGTGCCTCAGCAAATAATTCAACAAACTGAACCGCAAAAACCATTCACTATTGAAAAGAGCCTTAAAAAGAAAGGTCGTAAATAATGACGACCATTAAGCAATTTTTAGATGATAGTTATAGACTGATAAATCCAAGCAATCCAACAGTTCCATTGCATGGTAATGATTTACAGTTTGGGCTTAGACGCTTAAACGACCTACTTACGTCTTATGCTTCCGACGGCTTAATGATGACTATCGCTTCAACGCAAAGCGTGCCATTAGCTGTCAATCAAAGAACAGTAACAGCAGGGCCTCCACCCCCTCTCACGGTTCCTCCTACGCCCCCTTTGTATGATATTAATATAGGGCGCATGGCAAACTGGGAAAGCGCATGGCTTGAGCTTATGGGCGTAGATTATCCTTTGGTGTTTAAGACTCAAGACCAATGGCATTCGTCATTCAAATATAACCCCTTAAATGGCTTGCCACGATTTATCATTCCATTTCCCGATGTGCAAAGCGTGACGTTCCGAATTTATCCAGCCCCAAGTCAATATTTCCAGTTTTTTATACGAGGCAAGTTCCAACTTCCAAACTATACGACCGTAAGCGATACCATGGCGACGCTACCAGGCTATTACAATCGATATTTTCTCTTTGCCGTAGCTAAAGACCTAGCGCTGTTTAAAGGCCGTACAGAGGCGTGGACAGAGAAATTAGAGGCAGAATTGACGAAAGCTGAGAAGAACATCCAAGCCAATAGTGAAGTTGATCTGGCAATTGTAGGTGATGAAGAAAGCTTACTAAATGGGAGTTGGCGGGTACGTGCTGGTGTTTAAGATGACCAACTTATATAAAAAGGTGGTGATTCGATGCCTGTAGAAGATCTTCCCGTGTTCACCTATTACAATAAGCAACGCTTCACGCAGTATGGCAGTTTAGATTGCGCAGGATGGTATGGTGTTCTTGCGCCCGACACAAAGAAGCAGCAAGCGCTCTACCCAACGATGGGTAGAAAACATGTAGAGCAATTAGGTCAAAATGTCCTTATTTTTAGCCAAGAACCTAGCCAAATATTTAAGACCATTAACTTCACTTATTTCATTGTTGGTACGCAGGTTATACAGGTCGATCAATTCTATACTCAAGTTGTTATTGGCAATGTTCCTTTTGGTTCTGTTAATTGGTTCAGTTTTCTTCCAGTCGGTAACGTTATATATGCTATTTTGACCGCCTTTGTAGCTGTTGGTTCTACCATGAACTCCATGTTTCTCATCACTGAGACGCCTGGCAGTCCGCCAACGGTCACAATGACCCCGATTGTAGATAATAATGCGCCTACTAATCCCCTTTATGTAGCCACATTCGGCAATAGCATAACAGTAAGTAGCGCTAATTCTCCTGATTTTGGTGTGTCAGCAATTAACCTACAAGGCACAATGGCCAATGGCACAATTTTAGGAACTTCCTCTCCTTTTACCGTGCTTGGCTCGGCTTTAGCTAATCGCTCATCAGGTGTGATTAGACAAATGTGCACTTTGCATAACCAGCTTTATATTTTTAATGATTTTAATACCGATATTTGGTCTAACATTGCCACGCAAAGCACTGTTGGTAACGTTACAAGACAATTCCCATTCAAGTTAAACAGTTCTTACAACTGGGATTATGGAATGGCCGACCCTTTTAGTCTTGATGTAGACTTTGGGCGCATGGCATGGCTAGCCAAGAATACTAGCGGTCTTGTTACATTCATGACGAGCAATGGCCAGCAGCCTGAAGATATGTCAACGCAAGCCATTAATGTATTGCTGCAAAATTCTACTGATACAGCGGACGTTAATCCCTTCATCAATGACCAAGTTGATGGTTTTCTATATCAGTATGAAAATACTATATTTTACAGGGTAAGCGCTGGTGATTATATTGGTTATGGCGAATTAGATGTTAATCTTGATGACAATGCTATTGCGTTAGAATTTAACTTTGACACGCAACGTTGGGGACGTGTTATTGAATTGAACGGTGAAAGAAATCGTATTGAAAAGCACATATTCTTCAATAATCAGCACTTAGTTACAGTTCAAGGGGACCCGGCAGTTTACGAAATGGCGGGTAATATTTATAGAAATGAGACGAGAACGCCCAATACTACGATGCAAGATCCAAACGCATTTACAAAATATCCTATGCGCTACGAGCTTGTTACTCAACAAATATTTATGCCCGATTACTCTGAGTTTATCACTGATTATGTAGAGATTGATTTTGTTTTTGGTGATAAAGACTTCTATAAATTCGATGGCCCATTTGCGAATACGACATTTATCATCACTGAAGATCAAGCGCCTGACGGTTCACCTATTTTTTGTATAGCGGAAGATGTTGGACCTGATGGCGTTTCTCCTGTGTTTCTAATCACTGAAGATGGTAACACGCCTGGTTTTGATGACATATTTTACAATACACTATTCAAGCCAAACATTTCATTATATGCCTCTGATGATGGTGGCATAACATTTGAATATTATGATTTGCGTGAATTCTCTCAACTAGGAATGTACCGATGGAAAATGCGTTGGTACGAAATGGGAACGTCACGCAATCGCGTTTACAGACTTGTATGCGTTAGCTCAGCGCCAATAGTGATACTCGGCGCAGTTCAGTCTAGAAGAAGAGCTAGTGGTGGAGCAAACTAATGACAACCTTATTCCTAGATAGAATTGACGCAGCCCCCTTGGATAATGATGAATTCTCATATCCATTTAATGCATGGATAGCGAATACTATAGATTCGCTCAATGAAATTATCATTGATATACAAGACCAATTTAACGGGATTGGTATACCGTTTGGCCCGACAGAATTAACACAAGCTGAGATAATAGCGCTAAACACCGCTGGTCAGCTTAATGATGGCGTGTTTATTTATTGCACAGATCATGTTCCCCCTTGTTATGTAGGCAGAATATCAGGCGCTTTAGTACAGTTTACTACTACACCGTTCCCTTAAGGATTTAATTATGGGTTTATTTGACATGTTCACAAGCTTTTTAAATCCAGGAAAGGGTTACCAAAAAGGCCAAGAACAACTTGATAAGTACTACGGCCAAAGCCAGCAATATTTGCAGCCTTACCAGCAACAAGGGCAAGAAGCTTATGGCGCTTTAAATGAAGCACAGAATAATTTGCTTAATCCATCTGGACTACATGACAGGTGGCTGCAAGAATACAACCAAAGCGAGGCGTCTAAAATCGCACAGGCTCGCGCAATGGAGCAAGGCAATAGAGCAGCTGCATCAACAGGTGTTTTGGGTTCTACGCCTCATTTGCAGGCCCTTCAAGCGGGAAGCGCTGAGATAGGCGCTCAAGATCAAGAACATTACATTGATAGAATGATTCAACAATATCTACAAGGCGCTGGAATAGCTCAGAATATATATGGTCATGGTGCGAATGCTGGTAATCAAATGAGCCAAAATGCTACTAATATGGGCAATGAAAGTGCAAATATGGCATATGGTAGACAAAATGCTCCTGGTCAGCTCTTTGGTCAATTATTAGGAACTGGTGCTAATCTAGCTGGTGGTTATATGGGTTATCAAGGCATGAATAACTTAGCTAATGCTTGGAAAACTAAGGGCGGTCAATAATGGCGACTAGAATTCCATTGCCTGGCAATGGTGGCGAAGCACTTCAGAAAGGTGTAGAGAGTGGTACTAATCTATGGCAGCAAATGCTTGGTCATGGTATTACTCAAGGCCGTATGCATCAACAAGGGCAGCAATTTGAGAAAAGTCATGCTTTAGCTCAACAAGTGGAAAATAGACATCAAGAGCTTCAGCCTTTTTTGATTAATCAATATAAAATGGAAGCTGCAAAACATCCTTATATTATAGATCAATATAAACAAGCTGCAGCATTGGCACCTATTGAAAGAAAATATAAACTTGCTCAGATTGATGATTTCTTGTCCCAGGTAGCGGAAAGACAAGCAGATCAGACCTTATTGCAACAATTTATGAATAACCAAGGCGGTCAAACGTCTGGCGATCCTATGCAAAATATGGAGCAGCAACAAGCGCAGCCATCTATGGGGCCCGTGCCACAAAGCCCGATGGGATTTCCTCAGCAAGAAAGACAAATGTCTCAAAATGTAGCGCCTCCTTCTTTGGGGCAAATACAACAGGGCTTTGGTCAAAAGGCTCACCCTTATGTTGCGGCGAGATTAAAAAAGAAATTTGGATATGATCCAAATGAAGAAACACCCGAAGAAAAAGCAGCTCAGCGTATTTCTGAATTCAAAGAAAAAGAAGACTATAAATACGAGAAAAAGAAAAAAGATATGACCGAAGTCACGCCCGCGACTAGAAATGAAGCACAGCGTATCATTACGGCAACTAATTCTATTGTTCCCCTATTGAATGATTTGATTAATATGGATATTCCTAACCAAAATTTTGCTCTGTTATCGCCCAATGATCAGGCAAAATACAAAAGAAAATCATTTTTAGCTGCTGACAAGCTTATGACTATTAGCAAATTACCACGCATTCAAGAAAGCTTACATGGCTCCCTTGAATTGTTAAGAATGGGTAATTTTGAAGATCCAGCTTTATTTAAGGAAGGTTTAAAAGAGCTAAGAACCTCTATTCTTGATGAAGCTAAAGATCAACAGGAGCTTTTAAAAACAGGTAAAATACCTGAAGTCAGCCTTAATTTTTCTGAAAGCACCTCTGGAACAACCGAGGGTGACAAAAAAGAAAAAATGGTTATCGTCAGAAATAAACAGACGGGCGAAGAAAAATATGTATCTGAAGAAGAAGCGCGAAAAATGGGGGCGATAAAATGAGTTCGAGCGGCCCTTGGGAAGTTGTTCAGCCGGAAGAGTGGGAAGCTTTACCAGCTAATGCACCTAAAACAACCAAAGGATTAAAAGGTGTATGGGAGGATTATATTAATCTTCATAAAGCTGCACCTAAAATGGTTGGAAATGCTGTTATGTCTGCTCCCGGTGCCATTAAAGGAATGATTCAGCACCCTCAAAGAATACCTCAAAATATGGCGGCTGGTTTATTTGAAACCGCTAGATTTGCTCCTTCAATTCCTCCTGCTATTGGGGATTATTTGGCCAATAAAGAATTAATCAGCCAAGAAACAGCAGCCAAAATACCTCATACCCCATTTACAGGTAGAGAATTAGCGGGCGTTCAAGGGGAAGAGGAAGGGGATATTTTAGGGGAAATGCTCGGTGGATTTTTAACGGGTGGTCCAGGTAGCATAAATGCAGCTAAAAAAGGTGCTATGGCTGCAATTAATCCTTTAAGGCCCTCTACTTTTTTAAGAGGCCCATTATCAAAAGAAGAATTAATAAAAAACTTTAATGCGGCGGCGGGAACAAATACCCCGTTAGGAAGTATTATCAAATCACCAAATTTACAGCATATGTTTGAAAATTTAACAGCTAATTTTCCTTTTGCTGGTGGCGATAAAATAACAGGTGATATTGCTAATCAAGTAACACGAAAAGCCGAAGATTTGCTAGAGGCTTCTGGTAAAGGCGCAACTTCTGCCGAACCAAGAGAGCAAATACAGTCAGCCATACAGGGTGCTTTTGACAAACAAACTGAAATTAAAAATACTATGTATAAACCCGTTAATGAACTTGCAACAGCTGAAGGTTTTAATCTTGAATTGCCTGGTTTTGAAAAATTCTCAAAAGAATTTGGGGAAACAATAGAAAATAGCCCATTGATGGAAATGGATCCTACTTTAAAATCTACATTTAATCGACTTGCCAACAAACAAGCTACAAAATCAAATGAATCTGTAATATTAAATGCTAAAGGAAAACCTGCTTTTGAAACAAAAACGCATCCTTCAATTGTTGAAGCAAAAGGGTTGGCTAATAGACTAGAGACAGAAGCCGCTAGATATATGCGTTCTCCTAATCCTTCAGATCACTTTATTGCTGGAAAATACAATGATGCAGCAACAGCTATTAGACATGATATTAAAGATCAGATAGCACATAAAGGATCTCCAGAATTAAAATCAGCCATTCACGCTGCTGATAAAAATTATGCTGAAAACTATTCTCAATTTCTTGATAAAGATGTTTGGAAATTGCTTGATCCAGAGGCCAATATTGACAGAATAATTGATGACATAATTAGACCAGGAAAAACCACTGATAAGTTTAGCCGATTGCAAAAAATACAAAATATATTACCTGATGATCAAAAAAACTTAATCGGGAATGCCTGGTTGAAACGTGCGCTGAACAAAGAAGGTGAATTGAACCCAAAGCAATTTGCACAATTAATAGATAAATTAGGCACTAAACAATTTGAGGCTTTATTTCCAGATCCTATGTTTAGAGAGCAACTTCTTAATTATGGACGATTGCGCGGAATGAATGAAGCAGCCCTATCGCGTATGGCTAACCCGAAAACTGGATATTCTGGTAATTTCTTAAAAAATCTTGCTAGCTTAGCGGGTACATCTGCAACTGCATACGCAATGGGAGGTGCTATTCCTGGTGCCGCCGCTTTAACAGGATTGCCTTTATTGGCAAAAGGAGCAAATAAAGCTCTTACATCACCAAAAGTACGAGAAAGCTTAATTAAAAAAATGTTGGAACGAGAATGAATTTAATCGTTGTTACTTCCCAGCGTATAAAGCATAAAAGCTAATGATAAAAGAAATAGAGTCATATTAGTTAGCCTTAAAGATAAACGAATATAGACAGGATGCCAGATGAAACGAATTAACACAATTGCAGGTACAAGCTAATGACCATCGGAACTCAATTCGTGCGCGGCTCAAACCCGGTCTGGTATTTTGTAGATTTAGTTGGTAAACAAACTGATGGTTCCTTCTATCTTTGGACGCTAACAAATACCATTCCCTACATCCCTCAAGCCGTATTCCATGACGTCAATGGCCTCATCCCATGGACTGACCCTATTGAATTCTTAGCGAATGGCACGCTACCGATAGATATCTTCTTTGATGACACGCAGGTCTACCGATTAGAGATTCGTCAAAATGACGGCACTGCACCGCCTTCCCAGGCTGATGCGCTCATCTACTTGGTAGAAAATTATATTCCTAGCGGTTCTGGTGGTGGCGTTGTGCCATTAGGCGCTGATGTCATCACAACTAATCAGATAACTGACCCGCAATTTAGCATAGTGAACTTTCAATCTCCATTGGTCCTGACAGCGGTTACTAACCCGCCCCCAATTGAGATAGCGCCTGACTGGTTCTTAGACTTGTCAGGAACAGGGAGCATCACTGTTACACAGATACCGCTTAATACGACCTTCCCAAATCCTACCAACGCGCCTTACGCGCTAAGCTTCCTGTCCAGTGGCTGGACAAATCCGCCTGTGCTAAGGCAGCGCTTTTATCAAAACGGTATGAACTGGCAAAATAAGACAGTAGCTACGTCCATTACCGCTAGGATTGATGGTGCTAGTCAGAATATCCAGGTGTCTATGGTTGCGTCGAATAATTCGCCGGTTGGAAGTGTTTTAATTAATGCACCTTTAACGAATAGCTTTACCGAATTCCAAGGTAATACTTTAGTTCCTACTTTTGCGAATCTAAATTTACCGCCAAATGCTTATATAGATTACAAAATAATATTGCCGCAAAATGCCACATCTTATATCACGAGTGTGCAGGTCACTGAATCGCTTGCGCAAACTAATGTTGAGTATCAACAAGATACTATCAATCGACAAATTGACCATACTTTCCATTATTATTTGCCTCAGCTTGCTTATAAGCCAATACCGAGCTACCTCATCGGGTGGGATTTTCCGTTGAATCCTGCTCAAATTCTTGGTGCTAATGTGCCAGTGCAGGCTATTGGCGCTAATACGAGCTATTATGCTTGGGATCAAACAATATTATTCCAAACGGCTAATAGCGGACTCTCTGTAGCACGCTCATTAACGGATGGAATTTCTATCACAGCTCAGCAAGCAGGTTCTTTTGCTATTATTCAATATCTAGAACGCGCTCAAGCGATAGAACTTTTTAGCGCAAAAATGGCAGTTTATCTTGAGGGTTCAGCAGTAGATACTATTAGCGGGACTATCACCCTTTGGGGGACAGATAGCACCGGCTTGCCCGTCATCAATAGCCCGACATATCAATCCCTTGTAAGCGCTGTCTCTGCCACAGGCGTTGTTACAGCGGGCAATGGTAGCTGGACAAAGGTTCCACGCGGAAGCTTTCCTGATGCAACTTTTCAGTTAACCAGTACTTTGCAAACATTGGCTTTTAATGGCTGGGAACTTAATGATGCATTAATATTAACTGCTGAATATGTAGCCATTGTAATTGCCTTTGAGGCTGCCACTGTTGGAAATTCTGTAGAGATTGACAAGGTTGGGTTATATGCAGGCGATATTGCTACAAGACCCGCCCCCAAAACACATGATGAAACACTGAGAGATTGCGAACGTTATTATGAAAAAAGTTATAGAGCTTCAGATTATATCGGGGTTGTCACTCCCAATGTTGGTCCTGTAACAACCTTCAATCAAATGACAGCGCCGCAGAGTTCGGGAATTCCAGCGAATGGGGCTCCTTTTGCGACATTTGTTTTGCAAGATTCCTTTGGGTTTCAATACAGAACATTAAAAAGAACACCTGCAACAGCTGGTGCGCCGACTGTCACGCTTTATTCTCCTGCAACGGGCGCCGCTAATAATGTAAGATATTTTGCTCAAGGCTCTGGCGCGGTTAATCAGCAAGAAAACCCTACATCTGGTGGTGGTAATTTATGGGCCAATCAAGTTATAGGCAATAAATCCGCTAGTTATATTGTGACAACGAACTCAAATACATCATTTAATGCGACTAATAACGCAACGCCGCTTGTAACCTGGATTACTTATCATTATGTAGCTGATGCCCGATTAGGTGTCGTACTTTAAGGAAAAATCATGACGAATACTTCTACGCCATACAATAATAACTATCACGATACGACTACGTTTAATTTTGATTGCGCGCAAATGGATTTAGCCACGGGGGTTGCGCAAACTTATACGTTGCCGGGCGATGCATCAATGAAATATCAGGTGAGATTTTCTTACAATTCAACAGCGAATGTATTCATTGGTCTTAATGCTACGGCGGCAACGCCAGGCGCTGGCTTGCAGACGACAACCTCTTATTTAGAATACCGACCCGGTTCTGACGGAAGTAAACGCTACGCAAAAGGTACAGATGTGTTATCGTTTATCACACCTGATGCAGCGGCTTATGTAGGTATTACAATAGAAAAGTTGCCCAAGCTAAGAGAGTACATTATGCCTTTTACACTGTTTATGAGAAAGTTCTCACAGTTTGTGCCACAAAACGTTGCTCAGCCAGTCGGTTTAACTGGGGGGGCCAATTCTATAGGCCCCTCTGGTGGTGGCGCTTCCATAACCTATACCTTTGACCAGCCAACTGTCGTATCGCCTGCATTATATCTTGGCGCAGCGGTGCGCGTGGATGTAGCTACGGGGTTGTGGATGACAACGCTAGCCACTACAGCGCTGCAAGCTGAGTTCTATGCTTTTATCGTTGGTATAACGGGAACTACGTATACAGTGCAATTTGCTGGGCCGGTGCCTGCTGGAACGCCTTTGTTGACAGGGTTGATTCCTGGCACGCCCTACTATTTGTCTGATACTGTTGCAGGCGGCATAAGCGCTGTGCCTCCCGCTGTGACGGGCGAGGTAAATCTCCCCGTTCTATGGGCAATGGATAATGGTAATTCTGTTATTAAGATGTCTCGTGGATTTATCGAAGGCTCCGGTGGCGGAGGCGGCGGGGGGCGGCAGCGCGCCGAATAACGTAGCGACTGTAACCCAGAATGGAAATACATTTCATTTGGGTGACGCCTTGTATCTAATGTCAGATCAAACATTTGCATTGGCTAATGCAAGAAGCTTAGCAGCGGCCCAAGCGGAATGGGTTGTCACAAGTATTGTTACTGCGAACTCCGTTTTTACTATCCAGCAAGGCGGTAAAATCCAAGGCTTAATAACAATTGACGATCAAGGCGCTGCGATATTAAGCGGTCCAATTTATTATGTGTCACCGATTGTAGGTCAGGAAGGCAAACTTACACTCAATAATCCAACAACCGCGGGTTATTATTCTAAACCGTTTTATGTGCAGGAAGTTGCCAGTAGCAATACTGGCTGGCTTTTAGACCAAAGACCCGAACCATCGGCCAGTAGTGCGCCCATCTTTCTAGGAAGATTAAATTACGCCAACAATTTGTCATCCACAACTATTTTAGAAGATGCCAATGGTAATACTTTCGACTCATATCAAATTATTGTCCATCCAGGCGTTCATCAAGCAGGACAGCTTTCAGGATTAAGAGCTAATTCCGCATCAAATGTGCCCCTGAGTATTGGTTTTCAGCTTTATATAAACGGCGTATGGACTACTACATTAGGCACAGGTGCAAGCTATGTGAGCGGAACAAATAGCTCTGCTGGCGCAAATACTTCCACATTATGGGGCAATATCGTTAACGGAGCGGGCGCCACTCCAAATTCTGATAGAGGTTTGATTTTATTCAATACTACAAGAACAGTAGCACTTACATCAGGTGAAGGAAATTTAACCTGCGGCCAAGGATTTGGAGATTTGAATTTTAATTTTATTTGTGTAGATTACTTTACTATAGCTCCAAGTGGGGTTGGATATACTACAGTAGGATGGGCAAGCGTAGGAGATGGTTCGGCGGTAAATCCCTCTGGTTTTAGAATAGTTTTTGGTCCAGACGGCGTGATTGACCCTCTAAGTGTGGGTTATATTTTGGTGTACGGAATTCCAAACTCATAAGGTGGCATAATGGCAGTTTATACAGCAATAGATTTTGGAAATGCGAGCGGCGTTGTTTTTAATGATGTTTCAGTAAATACTCAAATGGTTTCTAATAATGGGTATGACGTATTAGTTAATTCCACTTTAACAATGCCTACTATTTCTGCTCGTGATGACACCTTAAGAATAACTAATTTTGAAGCAACAGGATTTACTATTGCCTGCAATGCTAGTGAAACGATATACGGGCTAAATGCTCAAACTTCATCGGGTGGTATTATCGTAGCGACGACACCTGGAACTTCATTATATCTAGTATGTTTAATCGCTCGTACCGAATGGCAGATATTATCATGCATTGGCGAGTTGCAATTTAGCTAAGGAAAAATCATGGCTGTTGTATTTTCAAATCCCCTTAATTTATTTAATCTGACCGTTAAAACTGTTCCTGTGGGGGCGGATTTAATCCCGATTGGTGATAGTGCTGTTACTGGCGTTCCATTAAAACAGGCGACAATTACAAGCATTTTAGCTATTGCTGCCGCGGGCAATGATGTGAGCTTTACAACCGCAACCGAAACAAGCGTTGCCAATACGAATTATTTTGTTAATTACACTGGTGGGCAGGCGACAATTACAATCCCGACAGCGGCTACAAGCCCGCTAGGAACATTTATAAGAGTTAGCGGCGGCGAAGCAAATACCGCTGGATTTAAAATTGCTCTAAATGCTTCTCAACAAATTAGATATTTCGGCGCTGTAACAACAGTCACAACAGGTTTTCTAGTATCTCCTGGCGCATTTGATGATATGTTAATTGTTTGCGATGATGCTTCAGGAGCGGGTTTAACATGGAAAGTAATGTTTGCTTCTGTTTCTGGCTCGGTATCGGTGCAATAACATGGTAGCAGTATATAGTAATCCTTTAAATTTATTTAACTTGACCGTTAAAGGTGTGCCAATAGGGGCCGATATAATTCCCATTGGAGATAGCGCCGTTACTGGGACACCATTAAAACAGACGACTGTTTCAGATTTAGGAATTGCCGTATCTCCTCCTATTAGCATTGGTATGAATGGTCATCTTATGGCTTTGCCAGGTATGTTTGGCGGCACTGTTTCTAATAATTTGGCACAATCTTTGAATATGAACAATGAAGTGGTTTTTATGCCATTTTATGTACCTTTCAATCTTACTACCTCAGCAATTACTACATTTGTAACTGTCGGTGCGGCTGCAAGCACTGTTACCATGGGTATTTACAACTCTTCGACATCAGGTATATTTTTCCCCAATGGGGCGCCGCTAGGGGCGGCAAGCGTGGCTTCAACAGCCAATACTACACTTGTTTCCGTCAGTGTAAGTGTACCGTTAACTGCTAATTTATTATATTGGGCGGCCATCCAGGTAAGCACAAATACAGCTTTGTCTTTAAATGTTAATTCATTAAATTTATATTCTGGCGCTTTTTTTTCAAGCAATGGCACGACTGGGCTCGTACCTGGCCCGCTTGTTTTTACGCATGCTTATAGCGCAGGAACTTTGCCTAGTGTGACGCCGGGTGGAATTTTAAGTGCAACCCCAGCTTATGGCCCTGTTATGTATTGCACTTAACATTAATGAAAAAAAAATTCTAAACTTAAAAGAGGATTACAAATATGTCATTTAAACCAGGAAATCTAGTGCAATGGAATGTAACTCCAACGCCTCCTAAGCGCGGCCTTCCACAATGGTGGGGTTATTTTACAACCGATACTATCGCAACTGTGCAAGCCGCTGATTATTTCAATCTGAATTATGGATTGGTGATAGGTCGAAATACTACTTGGTATGTTGGCGATCAAATCTATTGTGTATGCGCAGATGGCGTAACAGAGTTACAGATTACTGCCGTTACTCCAAACGTTACCACTACAGCGGGAAATGCCAATATCCCAGCGGGTTCTATTACCCATGCTATGCTAGGCGCAAACATTGTTGATTTAAACAATCTGGCAGCTGGGATCACCCCTTCTAGTATCGTTCAATTTAGCGGGCAATATACTACTGTTGGCGGTGCTGCCGCTGAAGCTATAGTTGTTGCTGGTGCATTAGCGACTGATTTGGCATTTGTGCAGCTTGTTAACCACGGCCCCAATACTGTTAGCGTGGCTTTTGCTGTAATGACTGCAAACACACTGACTGTGACATATAGCGCAAACCCTGGCGCTGGAACTATTGTTAACTGGCAAGTACTTAGAGTGCCAACATAAGGAACTGACATGGCTAAGGAACATTGGATAAAAGATGCAATCAAGAAACCAGGCGCTTTACACAAAGAGCTTGGGGTTCCTGAAGGCAAAAAGATACCTGCCAAGAAATTAAATGCAGCCGCTAAAGCTCCTGGAAAAGAGGGTAAGCGTGCAAGATTGGCAAAAACATTAGAGAAATTCCCCAGGGGGTAATCATGGCAAAATTTAATATCAATATCCCACAAGGGAAGCCAGTCGTACATAATGAGCGCACTTTTGACGGTCCTTATGTTGAAGACCCCAAAAAGACTTATGACCAAGAAGGTGAAGCTGCATTACGCGCTAGAAATACTCAAAGACTTGACACACATCCCGGCATTGAAAAAGAAGGGTATTTGGATGTATCCGATCTTGATAGATTGCGCCGCAGGAAACTTTATACTACTGTTTAAAGAATTTTTATTTAAAACTTAGGAGATATGAAAATGGCTATTCAACAGATCCAAAGGGACTGGGGTAATAATCCTTGCATCGTAAGAATCGTATGCAATGACTCTCTTGCTACGATTACAACTCCCGGATACTTAACTGCACAAGCTACCAATATTAATGCAATTAACTTTGGTGCATTTCAATGGCAAGCCCATGATATAGCCTTAATTGCTTACAATGGCGGGGAGGGATTTTTCACTGTTGACTCCACAGTTAACTTTGATTTTAGTCCTCTGGTGTCAAATAGCGTAGATATGGTTATTACCAATGCTCAATTCTTAACGATGGGTGTTACGCCAATTTTAGCAGTCCCTGCCGCTGGCCCGCACACTTGGATTGTTTTAAATACCCCAATTGCTGTGGAATATGATTATAGTGGCGCCGTATCTGCCGCTGGTGGCGCGTTTGGTCTCCAATATGGCAATACCACCCTACTTGGTGGAACCGCTGCTAGTAGTACTGAGGCTGCCGGGACTATTAATGCGTTTGCTGCTAATAATGGCTTCACATTGAATGCTGCCGCCACAGGCACAATGGCTAACATGGTTAACCTTGGTATCTATATTGGCAACGCAACTGCAAACTTCACCAATGCTGGCGGCGCTGCTAGTATGCGTGTTAACTTTGGATATACAGTTTATCCAACAACTGCATAATAAACCGAGGGGTGAATAATCCCTCACTTTAAATTAAATAAGGAAATAAAATGGCTAAAGAAATGAAAAAGAAAGTTCACGAAAAGAAAGAAAGCAAGAAGAAAGAAATGAAAGAGGAAAAGAAAGCCAAAAGCAAAAAGGATTGTTATTGAACCTTCATCCTTTTGCTTGGTTCATGATGGGCGCTTTTGCGTCCATCCTTTCTTTATATTTGTGTTATCAATTAGCTTTTTGGTGATTCAAATCCCATAGTGCTAATCAATGACATTTTATACATGTCAGCATAAGAGGTATAGCCAGGTTTTGAAATCCTTTTTTTAACAATTGCATTTCTTATGGCATCTCGAATAAAAGTTTGGACAGCCTCTTTGCATTTTATTTCAAATTCATACATGATCATCTTCTTTTATTTTGATACAAACATGCTCTTGTGTACCTAAATTTGTATTACATTCTGAATAATCAATCCATTTAATCTCGTGATGGGAGTATTTTTGAGAAATCCAGCAAGGAATATCGCCGCGAGTATCTTTGATGTGCTGCAAAGCTTCTATCATGTCACTTATTTTCATAATTTTCACCGCCCCAACCATCTTTCATGTAATGTAGTATTCTTTCGCAAGTATCTTTAATACCACATTCAAAGCCAACGCCATAAGAGTTTTGATGGCATCTTCATTCGATGATACTCCAATATTTCTTCTTGAGCGTTATCTCGCCATGATTCGAGCTCTTCAATTAATTCTTCTTCAGTTATCTTCATATTCCACCAATATTGCTATCCATTTGTGCACATTTAGAAATTCCAAATTCAAAGGACTGGCCGCAAGCTCAAACATAGGATTGTAATCAACTAGCGAATCAACCTGCTTCTTCATTGCATCAAATGTAGTTTCTCTTACAACGGTGTAAGTTTTAATCCTTAACTCATCACTGCAAGCTTTAAGAGTCTCATTGATATAATCGTTTTCTTCTTTAGCTAAAACAGTTTTCATCATGCTTGGCAAAGGATCGGCCATTATACTTTATCTCCGTGTAGTTCGAATATTTTATCTCTCACGTTGGCTCGCATATCTGAAAAGAACTCATCTAGACGCTCTCTCTTTAATTGGCCCAGCAGGAGATAAGCTTGTTCATATTGACCATTAATGACCGCCATTTCTGTATCTATCAATATTCTGATTAGGTCATGCAAGTATTTGTTATCATCCTTTAGCATTATTATCCCTTCATTCTGTCTTGCTTCATCATAGCAAGCTGAATTTCAATACATTTATTAATCATTGTTTTCACATCGTCAATTATTTCATCAATTTTTTCCATCTCTTCGGGGGTGCTGCTATCAACATCAATATAGTCTCTAAATAGTTCAGCCTTTTTCTTAATTGATTCTAATTCTTGTAGAAATGTTTTATCACTCACTTTCGAATTCCCTTATTATTCTTTCTAACGCGCAAGACAAAGCGCCAATAATCATTGAAAGACTCCTTAGCGCAAAAATATATTCATCTTTTGAATGCCATTCTTTTCCTTCATTATTACCACATAGTAATTCACCGCAAAGCATATTAGCATTAAAAAAAGTAGCATTATAATAAGCTTTAATACCTTTTAGATTGTTCTGATTGTCACTCATACTAACTCCATTGGTGGCTTTGGTATTTCAATCCCTATTTGGCGCTTTAAATATCTTCTAGCACCCATAAAATCATCAATCCATCTCTATGCATTTCAACATTCGGAATATCTTTTAATGGTCTAATATCAAATCCAGAAGTTATAAAATGATGTCCCTTTTTGGTATTATAAACTTTTTTGAGTTTATCGTCAGGTATAAGGTTGCTAATTGCATCAAAATTATTTTTATCATCGGAATCTATTAGATAATATTTTTTAATTGAATTTTCAGGCTGCATGAATGCGCTTATTAAATTTGAATTTATATCTTTCCAAAACAAATCGTCATCATATTTGTCAATAAGCCTATGCGAAAATGATTTTCTAGCTTCTATGTATTTTCTGGCATTTATGGAACCATAAAGGCGAATAGAAGGATCGCCAATATGTTTCATTTGGGCAATAAGTTTAAAGCAATTAATCGTGAAATCTTCTTTATTAAATGAAACCAACTTGTTGACCCATCTTTTAGAGCCTTTATTAGTATTTCCTACAGCCCTATTAATAAGCATTTGCACTTGGGCGCCTTCATTGTAAAATGGATATCCTCTCTCTAATATTTTTATCATTATCTCTTCATTATTCATCAAGCGCTCGTCCCTTTTCTCATTCTAAATTCATTCGTTACTTTAAAGGTCATATACCCACCGCAAACATTATTTCGTCAACATCTGCGCTTATTAATATAAAACCCATAAATTCAACCGATGGTTTAGGATTACTATGATAAGCATCATATCCTGAACGAGCAAACATTCTACTCATAAATTGATCAAATTTTCTATGAGGGATAATGCAAAGTGGCTCATTATTTTCTATATTGAATCCACGCCGCATAGACTTCATTTTGTTAAAAAGTATTTCATCAAAAGATTCAGCTACAAATTCGGTGAGGTCTTTGTTCATTATGTTCCCACATATTTCTCTAATGCTTGAATAACTAAAAATCCTATTTTAATAAACATATACATAAAAACAAAATAAATACTTATTGGTATAACGCTGCCTATTATCTTTGCATACATTTCGATGTCTTTCACGAGCAGAACGCCTCTTTATCATCAAGCATTATACAACTCATAAAATGCTCATCCATTTCTCTGTCAGGAAGCTCAGCGCAACCAAATATCATGGAAAGGCATATTAAAATTAATAATGTAATAGCGATGGCTCGCACTACGTTTCTAATAGCTATAATTGTGTCAAGATTCTTTAGATTCATTGTCGATGGCCTTGTTTAAAACGTCATTTACAAATTCTCTTATTATAGGATCTATTGTTTCTCTAATCATCAAAACATACGGATGTGCATTGAAATATTCTTCATCTGTCAGGCAGCCAGCGATATAAGACATTCCTGCTTTTCTAATTTTATCCAAGAACTCATGCTCATTCTTTGATAGTGGAATCATTTTTCTCATTAAACCTTTCAAATGGTACGTGCTTAGATATTATTTTCATTATTTCATAACTGTCAGATCGAGCCATGTCGTGCGCTTCATTTTCATCTTCTGCGCCCATGTTATAATATTTCCTAGCAAGCAATTGTAATATTTCATATTGCATTTCTATTCTTTGATCATTATCTAATTTCTCATTAACCCTTTTAATATCTTCCCTGTTATGCGGGTTTGTTTTCATCAAGATATGAAGTCTTAATTCTTGCAAAACATCCATAGCGCCTTTAAATCTATCCCATTTTTCATCGTCGGCCGCATGCGTTTGCATTAAGGCAAAAAGAGTTTCATTTTTAAATGAAATCCAAGTAAGAATGTCATCAGCAGTCATATTTCACCATGATTTTATACATTCAACAATCAACCTGTCAGCTTCTTTTTGATCTATCTCGGCAAGATAATCATTTTCATCTATAACGCCTTTCACTTTATTTGCCCTAACAAGAGCTTCATAGACCTTGTGATAGAAGTCGCTATTACCAAAAGGTCTTTTCCCACTAAAGCATTCTTTCTCGCCCCAAGCTTGAAGCAAGAATCTTTTAAGGTATTCTTTTATGGTTAAAGGTTTGTCGCAAATATCATGATGTTTTATTAGAACATTACTTATATCATTCATATTTCACGACCGCTTGCGCCCATCCTTCGTGAACATTCTGATCAAAGGAATCATGAGTAATGGCAAAAGGATTGCCGTAAAGCTCATAACCTTCTGATAGATGATCGGTAACAGAATCCTCGCAGATGCACAAAAAATAATCTACAACTTTTCTATTACTAGCGATCAGTTTAGCAATATTAATCAACCTATCATTAATCCTGCGAAGCTCTAGCCAATTCATATCACCAAGTGCAATCTTTTCTTTTTCATTCATATTTCACCAACGCTTGCGTATATACCGCATATTGCTTATCGTGAGTATCGTGAGTCGGGAAAGTCGGGAATCCGTATGGTTGCCAATTTTCACATTGTATTAAATTGGCGACGGAGCAAGATAATCGTGAGAAGTTATCATATTGTATAATGCAATAATCTGTTATCTTTCTATCGGTCACTTAGTGCCTCTCTTATCTTAACTACTTCTTCAATCAATACTTCCAGCAATTCACTATTTTTCTGGTTTATTATCGTCAAATCAGCCATATATTTTAAATTATGCAAACACTTTAGAGCACTTATGATTATCCATTTTTCTTCCTCTTCGAGAATCGGCTCTTCTTCTTCATTCATTTTCTTTAGCGAGTACTCTGCGTTGATACCACTGCT